TTAGAATATTACAGGAGACTTACAATGTATGAAAGCCACGGATGGTGGTTCCCCGACACCGAAACACACTTTCCACAGATGCTTGACAAGAGTATCGGCAAGGGTGGGCCTGCTGAATATCAGTATCAGGTACGCAACAAGAGTTTGACCTACGTCACCCAGTTTAGAACCAGTATAGATATTGGTGCTAACGTGGGCTTGTGGTCACGTGATCTAGTCAAAAAGTTTGAGCGTGTGATTGCGTTTGAGCCAGTGCCATTATTTAGAGAATGTTTGCAACGGAATGTATCAGGCAAAAACTTTTTTATCAGTCCCATGGCCTTGGGCGATCAGGATACTACAGCACATATGAACATTACCGAAGGCAACACTGGACACACTCATATAGATCCTGCCAGTATTGGATCTGGCGAGACTATTGTGGTCAAACTAGACAACTTGCACATTGACAATGTGGACTACATTAAAATGGACTGCGAAGGATTTGAATATCGTGTGATACAAGGTGCAGAACAAACTATCCGTCAATGGCGGCCCATAATTGTAGTAGAGCAGAAGCCTCATGATATGTATTCAAAAGAGTATGGGCAGTTTGCGGCCATTGGGTTGTTGGAATCATTTGGCATGCACAAATTAGATCAAGTTAAAGATGATTGGATTATGGGATGGAAATAACATGACATTAATTGACAAAGATTATAAAGATCAACTTACATACTTGCATCAAGCAGGCAAGTTTAACAACGGGCACAAAGCCTATGCAATTGTCAAAGACTTTATTGAAAAATATCAACCCGCCGGTGTGTTAGACTTTGGGTGCGGTCAAGGAGGACTTATTGCCACAATCAAAGAACTACATCCCAACATTGAGGTCACCGGGTACGATCCCGGTAATACAAACTTCCAACATTTGCCCGCACATCCAATAGATACTGTGGTCAGCACAGATGCTATAGAACACATTGAGCCCGATTACCTTGATGCTACATTACACACCATTGATGAAAAAATGCAACGTTGTGGCTTTTTTAGAATTGCCTGTTATCCAGCAAAAAAACACTTGCCCGACGGACGCAATGCGCATCTAATAGTCAAGCCGCCTGAATGGTGGAGACACAAGATTGAAACTGAAATGAATGTCAGAGTTGTTTGGGAAGAGATCAGTGTGTTTGACCGATCAGACAAGTGGGCCTGGGTTAGTGGCCACAACTATGATGTTATTGTAGAAAAGGTATAAACTTCTGGTATATTTTGCCTGCACGGGCTTCTTCGTCACTCCAGTGTGCGGCAGCCAGGTCTTGTATCCATTGCTGACGATCAAATGTTACAGGTGATTCAATACTAGATGCATTTTTATTTGCCACTGCCCAACTTACGCAACTCGAATCATCGGCAAACACAGGGATTCCGGCACACACCGCTGCCACACTGGCTGAACTATTAAACAACACTACAGAGTGTGCTCCTACTAGGTTGTCAGTTAGTTTACTATGCTTGGGATCTATAACAGATACATTCCATTTTTCTTTATACTTGGGTGATGTAAATTTAGCAAAGTCTAACATTGCATAAGAACCCGGATGTGGGCGCACAATAATTGCTCTTGTGGTGTGCAGTCGTAATTCTTTGATTTTTGCGTCCAACCATTGATTAGGATTTAAAGACTTCATTGAAAATCCTCCATCACGTTGCATGCATATTAGTATGTGTCCATTATTTACGCTGGGTGGGTTTAGTTGTAAAGATAATCGTTGACTTATTTCTTGCCACTTTTCTGGGCCACTGGATTTGTTTGCGTATTCTGCACAATCATAAAACGGTCCACCTAGACTGTATCTTAAGTAAGTGCTGGAGTCATCGAGATATTTCCAACAACTAGCATCAATGCACATGGTCTTGAATTTGTGACGTTGTTGCTCAGCAATAATTTGTTTTCGTAATACAACGTTTGGTCCACCAGTACTTGCGGTTGTCCATCCTAGTATCACTGCCAATGGTGCAGGTTGGTATTTGAAATCCCATTCAACATGAACGCGGTGTCCTGTTTCAGTAACTCCCGCAGCGAAGCTTTCTAAGCATGCAATTTTCCTAGGATGCCTCCGAGGATTTGCCACGCTACTGAGGTATACAACTACATCAATGGTCATTTAAGATCCGCCATGCTGTGCCATTTTGCATTTCAGCTTCAGTAAACTGGCAATATGCAAGATGTCTTGCCCAGGCATCTACTTCATCCATGGTTGGTATATACAGATTTTCAATATCAGCAAGCTGATGTCTACACAACGGCGCGGCAGCGTTTGGTCCCAGAGTGATTGCTGGTTTACCTAGTAGCAATGCTTCTGTGGCAGCAATGCTGGAAAATGTTACCAAGCAATGTACATCGCGGTCAAGAGCCATCTCCATAGTATCATTAAGAAGTCTGGCTGTGCGACTTTGTTTGGTGCGCACTATAACAGGACGATCGGTGTGCTGTTTTATTTCTGCTTGTGTTTGTTCTAACCAATCTTCTAATACAATGTTGTATAGATTTAGTAGTTTTTGACTAGGCGGAGCTAATAGTATGCTAGTTCCTCTTCTGAATTTTTTTAATTGAACTCCGGTAGCAACAAATCTATCCCCTGGACGTTCTACAATATCACCAAAATATTGCACATCATTTTTGGTAACTCTGTGATAAGTTTTTCTCTTGCCGTTGCCAAAATATCCAGTGTCAATGTAATAAAAAGTTCTACCGGCCTCGCGGCATGCAAGCATTTGATTCTTTCTAGTAATCCCACGTATCACCACCGGTGTTGATGTAGTTTCTTCTCGAACCCAAGTGCTTAATCTTCCGCCACACCCTTGTATAAAACTTTGCAAAATTGGATCGTACTGCTTTCCTTTTTTCTGGTACATGAGTTCAAAATCCTTGTCATCACTTGCTATGGCTGCTACATTTCCTGTGTTTAATAATTTAATTTGATCCATGATATAATCAATGCCGATGCCATAGTAATGCCCATCGGGGTCTACTCTCCATTTTAGTATATCTCTAAAAATATCTTTGATAGGATCAGTGATCATATCAAACTCGGGTATTGCTAAAGGAGAAGGTAGTAAATGAACACCAGGTTTTTCTTTCCTTCCAAAGACCAATTCCCAATTGCTTGCAAATGTATTTGCATCAACACTTTTAGGTCTTGGTGCCGATCCTTTGCCGTCATTACTCATTCTATTGTCCTTTGTAAACAATATTCAGTAAGTATTCGTTCTCTGTGCCACTCGTCGCCTTGTGGTGTATCAGCAAACTCTTGAAAGCAAGGTGTGCCTAGTGTGTAGTGCAACAGCTTGGCATTCTTATTAACACCATATTCGTCAGGTAGCCAATTCCATTCAGGTGGTAGTTCGCCAATGCGCGAATCTTCTAACCACGAGAAGCGGTGGAGCTCACTGCCTGTGGATTGCTGGACGAACTGGGGAGTAAGTTTCCTGTTAGGAAAAGAATTACAATTCCACAGAATAACACTACTCCAATTTTTTCGAGGATAGTCTTCATTTTTTGCTCCTAGGTATTTTACAGGCATGCGTGTTTGGTAATCATGTTTGACTACCATCACATCCATATAGAGATTCTGTAATTCCCATAACTTCACAATGTCATCACGCACAATCATGTCACCGTCAATGAAGATTGCCCAGCCCGTGTATTCTTGCAGGTGTGGCACAAGGAAACGAGTATAGATAAAGTGATTGCTTCCGTCTGTGTGTGTTTCTTCGTAGTCTCGAAACAAGTTCAAGGCCACAGGAATAATAGCCACTGGCTTTGATGCATGCCGTATGATTGAGTTGGCACAGGTGTGAAAAGCAATGGCTTCTCTTGGGTCGTATCCGACATAAACTGGTATGGCTTTCATCGACGCTCAATGTCCTCTTCCACACAGTCTTCACCGTATTGAATTTCAATCAGCTTGAGAGGTTGATCAGTTTCGTTGCACAACATGTGCCACTGATTTTTTGCAATCCAAATATGCTCATGCACTCCAAAATGTCCAACAAGATCGTGATCACTAGAATTGTCCAGGGTATATACAGCGGCTTCGCCTTCTGCCACAAACCAAAACTCAGCACGTCGATCATGTCGTTGCATACTCAAACATGTTTTGGGTGCTACAGTTAGTTCTTTGAGTTTGGTATTTGCCCCAACTTCGTGTAACACACGATAGTACCCCCATGCCCGTCCAGTCTTAGGTTTCTTCCAATCTTCCAGTATCCAAGAACTGGAATTCATTTTGTTTTCGCCGCCCACACCAAACACAAACTCCACATCATCAATAACCATTTCGGGAATGTTATCTCGTGTGCGATCTCCTCCGTTGGCAAATACAATTTGATCGTTGGGATAACGTATTTTTACTAGTTGGATTGCGTCACAACTGCTATTGTCATTGTCATTGTAAACCACAACCTCGTCTACAATGCTCAATGCACTGACTAGAGCAAATCGTTCACTCATGGGCATGAATGGTTTACCTTTTTTACGAGTAAGCCATTCATCTGAATTGAGTCCAACAACTAGTTTGTTGCCTAGTTGTTTTGCCGCCTGGAAATAGGCAAGGTGTCCAGAATGGATGGGGTCAAAGCCGCCGGTGACAAGTACAATTTTCATACTAGTATTTACAGGCGGCTTTGCTCTTGTCTGTTTTTTTAATATCTGTACGTATCAGCTTTGTAAGGGCCGGCAACATCTACGTTGATGTAATCTGCCTGAGCATCTGTTAAAGTTGTCAACATAGCACCAATCTGTTCAAGATGCAAACGTGCTACTTTTTCATCTAGCTGTTTAGGCAACAAATACATTTGCCCTTTATTGTATGTTGTTGGATTGTTAAACAATTCAATCTGTGCAAGAACCTGATTGGTAAAGCTATTGCTCATAACAAAACTAGGATGTCCAGTAGCGCAGCCTAGATTAACCAATCGTCCCTTGGCCAACAAGATAATACGTTTGCCATTGGGCCAAATAACATGATCAACTTGTGGTTTAATTTCTTCCCACACTAAATCTGTTAAATCGGCAACAGTAATCTCTGTATCAAAGTGACCAATATTACACACAATAGCTTGGTGTTTCATGGCATCCATGTGTTTGCGTGTGATAACATCTTTGTTGCCGGTCGCTGTTACAAAAATATCAGCTTTGTCGGCGGCGTATTCCATAGTCACAATGCGATAACCTTCCATGGCTGCTTGTAATGCGCAAATAGGATCTGTTTCTGTAACCCATACCTGAGCACTCAATGCTCGTAAGGCAGCTGCACTACCTTTTCCCACATCTCCAAAGCCACATACCACTGCGGTTTTACCGGCAATCATCACATCAGTGGCACGTTTGATACCATCAACTAAACTTTCGCGGCAGCCGTACAAGTTGTCAAACTTGGACTTGGTCACAGAGTCGTTCACGTTAAATGCACGGAAAGGAAATGTTCCTTCAGATATACGTTTTAAAATATGATAAATTCCAGTTGTTGTTTCTTCGCTGAGACCAACAATGCCATCAACAAGCTCTGGGTGTTTATCAATGATAACACCAGTCAAATCATGGCCGTCATCAAGAATCATGTTAGGCGTCCAGCCGTTGGGACCTGTTAACGTTTGATCAATACACCACCAGTACTCCGCTTCTGTTTCACCCTTCCAGGCAAAAACAGGAATGCCCATGTCAGCAACAGCAGCCGCGGCATGGTCTTGTGTGCTGAATATATTACAGCTACTCCAGCGCACACTTGCACCAAGTTCCACTAGGGTTTTGATTAATACAGCAGTTTGAATAGTCATGTGCAAACTACCCACAATACGTGCACCACTTAGTGGTTGTGCCTGTTTGTATTCTGCTTTTACTGCCATCAATCCCGGCATCTCACTCTCGGCAATTGCAATTTCTTTATGACCCCAAGCAGCCAAGTTAATATCTTTAATTTTGTAATCCATAATTTTCCTTTTAATTTTTATGATGTTGCCACAGCGCATCAGATCCACCAAGGTGTCCCCAATCACTATCCACAGTCATGCAACTGCTAATACCACCACGTGGTCTGAATTCAATCTCAATACGAATACGATCTGGTTCATAGGCTTTGAGTAAATCCTTGTACATCACATCCAAGGCTCGTTCATAGCTTATTACAGTATCTCTATATTGAAACAAATACTCTTTAAGACTTTTTAATTCTATAGTACGATCTTTACCATAGAACCAGATAGTAATGTCCCCAAAGTCTGGCTGATTCTTCACGCCAAGAAATGTAAACTCAGGAATAGAAATCCGTTGTTCGTATCCCTTTGCGGCATTAGGTAAAGACTTGAGAGTACTACCATCAATGCTGTTCCAGATTTTTACAGTCATGTTATTCCTTTAAAATAAATCAGTTTTTTCCCATGGCAAATAGTCTTTGCCAAAATGTCCATAGTTGGTAGTTGAGTTGTAGATAGGACGGAACAAATTAAATCGTTCAATAATACCTTGAGGCGTCAAATCAACATTGTCTTGTAACCAGTTAGTTAACTCACGACCCTGTGCGGCATCTGCGGTTTCAACATAGAAGCTCATGGGTTGTGCTAATCCAATGGCGTAGCTGATTTGCACTGTGGCCCAATCTGCTCGACCACTGGCTACAATATTCTTAGCCAAATACCGAGTTAGGTAGGCAGCACTCCGATCCACTTTAGTAGGATCTTTGCCACTGAAGGCTCCGCCACCATGAGGACTATAGCCACCGTAAGTATCAACAATAATCTTACGGCCAGTAAGCCCAGTATCGCCATCAGGACCACCAATAACAAATCTACCAGTAGGGTTAATAAAGAATTCAGTTTGGTCATCTACATATTTTTCTGGCAGGATACTGCGAATTACACTTTCAATTGATTGTCTAACTTGAACAATATCTACAGACTCATGATGTTGAGTTGAACAAACAACTTTAGCAATGCGTTTAGGAGTACCGTTATCGTTGTATTCAAATGTTACTTGGCTTTTAGCATCTGGTCCTAACCAAGGCAGCGCCATACTTTTACGAACATGTGTCAATGTTTCAACAATACGATGGCTCCAATAAATGGCACTGGGCATGTGTACAGCAGTTTCATTACATGCATATCCAAACATCAAACCTTGATCGCCTGCACCAAACGTGTCTGTGCCCAAGGCAATATCTGCACTTTGCCCGTGCAACAAATTTGTAATCTCTACATCGCGCCAGCTAAATCCAGTTTGATCGTAACCAATATCCTTAATCACACAACGAACTGCACTATCAACTTCTTCTGTGTGTAAAATGCCTTTGTATTCTCCTGCAACTACAACACGATTGGTTGTGACCAAAGTTTCACATGCGCAACGCAATGATGAATCTTCTTTGCTCATAACTAAATCTAGTACTGCATCACTAATTGCATCTGCAACTTTATCTGGATGCCCTTCACTAACACTTTCACTTGTAAACAAATAACTCATTGGTTCCTTTAAACTTGTATATCTTCCATGCCTGCAGTACGTAATCTAACCACATGCCCCATTTGCCATTGCTTGGTATCTAGGCCTTTCATGATCCCTAACCAACGATTACGCAGTAGTGCAATTTCGTTAATAAGTGTCTCCATGTCAATGACTTCGTCTTCTCCGTCAACATATTTTTCAGCATCTCTAGATGTTAATGCTCTAGCATAGCCTTCGAGATATTTTTGAAAGTGTCGTCGGCGTATTTTTCGCAATTGTATGTTGAGAAAATTAAGCACCGCCTCAATTTCCTGCAGTTGATTGAATCGATGCTCAGTGATTCCAGGCAATGCAGTAATATTTTTTTCTACTATACCACCAATACGACAATCTTTTTTGGCTGCATCTAGCTCGTGTTCGTAGTATGCAACAAAATCTGGAAGCAGACTTAGATCACCAACTACACGACTGTACCACATTAGTCTTCCCAGTCTTTGTCATCAAAGTCATCAAAGTACTCATCTTCTTCCGCATCTTCTTCGTCACCGTAATCTTTGTCGTTGTCAAGATATGCAGTTAACGCACGTTTGATATCCGAATCACCTTTGAAGGCATTCCGTATGTCATCTACATCTGAATCATTGTCCATCAAGATCTGTACCACAGTTTCTGCAGCCTCTGCACGATCCACGGTGTTTACAAAACGTTTGAGTTCACCCCAGATTTCACTTGCTACTACTTCGCTCATTCTGCATCCTCCTCAACTGTAATTACCTCTGCCTTCTGATTACCAAAGTCTTTCATCACAACATCCAAGCACGAGTCATCGTTGCGTTCCCAACCTTTGCGGAACTTCTTGATGATTTCTCCAGCACTTGTGGTAAACACCAGACTGTTGCCTTCTTTCTTGAGCAGACCTTTTTTCTCAATCAAGTCAGTAAGACCTGAGTAAGGGCTCATGCCTGTTGTGTAAGGGATTTTAACTTGCACACCTTCAAAGGGCTTGGCATAGCGTGTTTTCATAACTTTACAGCCTGCACGGATACCGTTGACTTCAGATACTTTGTTGCCATCTTCATCTTCTTTGAGCTTCATCTTCTTCATGGCAACCACAATTGAGCTTGCGTAAATGAAACCTTGGCCGCCTGAGATCTTGTCATCTGGATCAAACATGTCCTGGCTAGCGTATGTGTGATTGGTACACACTAGGCCAACGTTGTAGCTACCAAACATGTTGACGCAGTTACGAACAAGTGCGGTGAGTGCTTTGGGTTTGCGACCAAGGTCACCTTTCATTTCACCTGCATCAAACTGGTTAACGTCTGTGGGTGTTAACAACATGCCCAGGGAGTCAATAACAAACATGACCTTAGGACGTTCGCCGTCTGGTAGTGCTTTGTAGTCGCTCATGAATGTGGAGATTGTTTTTGCCACATCATCAATCATGGCCATACTCAGTTTAAGAAGTTTGTCTGGACCAGTGTCAACACCTAATGCTTTGAGCCAGTCTTCATCCAGTGCGTTCTCACTGTCGATCAACACCACAAAGATACCTTGCTCTTGTGCGTGTTTGACAATGTTGCCTGAACAAATATATGATTTGCCTGCGCCTGAATCACCAGCAAACACAGTGACTTTGCCAAGCGGAATGCCGCGATTGAAGTCACCAGAGATCAAATAGTTCAGGGCATAGTTGCCTGTGCTGATCCAATCTGTAGGATCATTGAAGCCAATGCTTAGGCCGTCAATGCTTTTTGTAATTTCCTTGCGGAACTTGCTTACGTCGAATGGTTTTCCCATAATAGTTTCTTTCAATGTAAAATAATGCTGGCAAAATTGTTTGCTTGTGAGTTATTATAAAGTATTTTACGATACTCAGTCAAGTGTTTGTCTAGATCAATCATGTTAGCAACAGGAATCTGATTAGCCATCGCTTGTCGATTATGTTGGTTACACCACGCCAGGAATTCTGGACTAAATGCCATGGTCTCAGGTTGATGTAGATTGAGATTAAACGAATATTCTAAAGTTTCGTAATTGTAATGATCTTTGCAATCAAGATTCATATCAAAATATTCAAACTTATTATAAAGTTGTCGCCCTACATAGGTGTATCCAAAGGTAAAATTCATCCGATCTTGATTAGAAATCATGGATGTTTTATGGAATGGATTATCAAATATTTCCCACTTGCTAGAGGCGTTAAACTCAATGGGTTTAGTAAAAATTGATTCCAGTCTATGAATAGCCATATTTACATCTTCGTATGGAAAAATCTTTCCAAGATGTTGCATAGCCACTGCTAATCGTGTTTCTACTATTTCATCTGGAAATTGATCATGCAATTGATTGCCTAATCTTGCAGAGTTAGAATTTTGACTAAATCTCAACTGATGTACTTGTACTTTATGATTTTGTGAAAACACCCATTCGGCGTGTATCTTATTAAGAAGATTCTGATCTAGGTATGTTTCTAGATTGTCTGATTGCGGGAAGCTAATCCCAACAAGATCATAAAGAATGTCATTGGTATTTGATAACGCCCAGTGAAGATCTGTTAAACTTTTGCTGACATTTTTTGCTATTATTTGATTATCAGAAAATTTATTTTGATTATTGCTAATCGATTTTCCTACAAAAAATTCAAGCAATTCATGGTTGTACACTACTTCAAAAGGTATGCTATCACCAGTATTCTCAAATACCAAAGAAAATTTCATAATAACTTTATAATAGATAAAACACAAACACCGGTCGGTGTTTGTGTTACTCAATGATTACTTTTGCTGTCTTGCACGAATCATTGCCAAGATATCCTGGGCATTGCCACCGGCGGCAGCGGCTGGTTTAGCAACTGGTGCTGTGGCAACTGCAACTTCGTCTTCATCATCAAATGGTGATGCACTTGCTACTGGAGCAGGTGCTGGAGCAGCCTTGGCCACTGGAGCACTTGCAGCCACAATGTCGTCTTCGGTAACGCCACTGTTGCCACCTGCTGGTGCGTTAACACCTGCTGGACGGAAGTATTGACCCCAACGCTCTGTGTCGTACGGTTGTCCATCTACACTTGCTTCGAACATCTCTTTGATGACCTTCAACTCCACGTCTGTCGGACGCTTGGGCAAGAATGTGCTCAAATCAAATAAGCCGTGTGCTTCAATAGCGGCTTGTTCAGTTTCTGTCAATGCAGATTCCTTACGTGCCCACTTTGAAGTGTTGTAGTCAGCGTAGCCGCCTTTTTGTGTTTTTGTGATACGGAAATCCAGACCACGCAGGGCGTCTGTTGGCAATTCTTCCAACTCAGGATCCATCAACGCACCTTTGATAAGTGTGAACAATTGAGGGCCAATGATGAATCGGCGAATAGGATTGTCCGGGGTCTTGTCGTCACCGATTGGGTTTTCACGAACAAAGCCTTGGAAGATGTATGAACGTTTCTTCCAGTACTTACGACCCATGTCTTCAAGGCTCTTGTCCTTGAACCATGTACGTACTTCTGCCAAGATTGGGCAAGCGTCGCCCCACATCTCAACACAGGGTACTTGTACCATGACCTGTTTTGAATCCATTTCTCCCTTGATGCCATTGAAAGGCAAACGAATCATTGCTCGTTCTTGCCAGAAGAATGTGTTTTTTGTGTTACTATCAGGGAGGAAGCGTAATGTAGCCGATTGGCCTTCTTCCATATTCCAGTGCGGGTAGATCGATTTGTCTCCGCCACCTTGCGAACCTTGTCCGCCTTTGTTGCCTTCTGCTGCCTGTAGTCGTGCTCTGATTTCTGCTAATGATGCCATAGTGTTTCTCCTTGTTAAGTTGCCTATGTTATATGCCTATCTAATAATTTAGATGCTTAGTTGCCTGTGCATACAAGTTGTATTGTATACGAATGTATTTAGCATCGCAATAGTAAAAGGCAAGACTTTTGCCTTTCTGTATGGCCATAAAAAAGCCCAACTGTTGCTGGGCTTTTTGGAGTAGGATAAATTATTTTATCAAGGCTAGTGATTTGATTCTGGCCAGCAATGCATCATCCGATTTGCTTTCATAGTAGGCACCAGTGATAGCACTGTTGCTGTTCATGGGATCGTCATGACCTTCACCTACTGCGTTACCGATCATAGCACTTCCAATCATACCACCTACAGGGCCGCCTAATGCGGTGCCAATTGCACCACCTACTAAGCCTTCATCCATTACTTGGTCAATGAGTTTTTTGCCACCGTATAATACAGCCAATATTATACCAATTGGAATTGAATACTTAACTGCGGTGCTTGCTAGTTCGGCAATGGTTTTTCCATCGATTGCATTACCGACTGATTGTGTTATTGCTCCAGCAGCTTTACCAACGTCACGGTACACTTCGCCTACACCACCCATTGTGTTGTTTGCCACATCGGTAATGGCCTGGTATGCACCTAACCCAATACCGATTTTATCTGCATTTTGTGCGGCTGATTGTGCGGCCGATTTGGCAACATCGGCAGTGCCGCGTCCAATACCAGCGGCTGTTTTTCCAGTAACAGCTTTGCCTGCACCCGATGCCATACGACCCAGTGCTGGACCAACTTTAGACAACAATGGTATGACAGCTCTTGCACCTGCTGCCAACAATGGAGCAATTTCATTTAGTTGTTCTTCTTTAGTTAACTCTCTACCTGCCATCTGTCCAGCAGTCCCACCGGCTGCGCCACCTACAACTCCACCTATTGCCGCTCCAATTGGACTCCCGGTTGCTAATGCACCCAATGCAGATCCAGCAACTGTTCCGCCTACGCCACCCAGGGTGCCGCCAGCAAGTTCACTTTTCCATCCTTCATACATGCCACCGCACTCCATGAGTCCGTGTTCTGGGCAGTATTCACCTTCCATGGTAGCGTTGCATGAGCCTTCTGCAACTGGTGCCGACAGTCCAGGAATGGTTTCCAGTGTAGATGTAATTTTGCGAGGTGCATAATTACCTGTACCAAGTTCGCTATCTAATCGATCTGTGATCCATTCATATGAATCTTGGCCGTCAGCATTGTGTCTGGTATTTCGCGGCATGTCCTCAAAGTAGTAGTCATACAATGCACGGTATAGGTTATCATCTAGCTCTCCGCCTTCTTTAAAGTCTCTGACTTCTCTGCCAAAACTCTTTAAAATATGATCTAACGTATGGCCAGTTGAGTCAGTTAACACACTCTCAACAACAGGCAATCCTGCTGCCTTGCGCATGGCATTAAGGCTTTCAAATGTAGCTATGTCATCTGCTTCACTGATAGGAGCCATTGGAGGCTCTTGGGGCATGTCCTGTGTGGGTGCTACTGGTTGCTCAGGTTGGATACCTGGTTCTGTACCATCTGGCAATACACCTGCAGGCTGTTGTGGGCTTGTGTCAATCCCTAGGTCTTTAAGACGGGCCATGATTTCAGTATCATTCCATGCATTAGCATCTGGTGGCAATTCCTCAAGCCGATCGTTCAAAATATCATCTCCTACTATGTCACCTAGTAGCATTTTAGCATTGGTAGCATCTGGGCCCACAATAAGATCTTTACTCAATAATTCTTTGAGTTTGTTTACCTGTTCTTCTGTTTCTGGCGTTAACCATGTACCTTCGGCCAGGCGGTTGATCCACGATTCAAATATGTCTGCTTCTTTCATAGCATTTCCTTGTTGTTGTATACGAGCCAATAGTGGCAGAGCCTCTTCGATTCGTGAGTCCAATGTTTGTTCAATAAACATTGTTTTGATGTTTTCTACCAGTTCTTCTTGCGCACCAATTTCAGCAGGGTGCCAAGACTCAAAGTAGTGTGCATATCCACGTGGTGTTCCCATGCGTTTGACACTCTCACGTAGACTTTGATAGTACAAGTGAGCTTGTTCTGTGATCTCTTGTGTGACACCTTCCATCACTCGGCCTTGGCTGGCACGATTGAAACGGTTTAGTACTTTCATTTCGGTTACCATATTATTGATATGGCTACCACGAATATCGTAAGGTTTGCCACCTTGTCGCACATGTTCTAGCATGGCACGGCCACCTGCTAGGTTTGTAAATTGTAATTTAAAACGTTCACGGTCAGCTGTTTCAATAAACAAACTTTCCACATAGCGATAACGTTTGTCGTTTTCTCCCAGCACACGATTGTGATTGATTACCAGTCGTGCTTCTGTAGGCTCGCCGCTGTAGCTGGTACGCTTGTTTCCGTAGTAGCCTTCAAACAAACCTTCAGAAATGGCAGCAAGTGTGGCTTTTACCGTTTTAGTTTTACTAATGTCGGTTAATGTTCCAGTCCAGCGATTACGATTGGCTAGATCCATCAGTTGATGTTGAAATTCAAAGAACTCATCACGATCATCGGTGCTTTCCATGGTCTTGCCAAGGTTGTCGCCGTACATGATTATCATTTCATTGTCGTTGCCCATTACAATAACCATGGTGCCATAATTCTTACCTGATTGAGCTACATAATCAAATGTGAAAACTTTAGCTTCATCGGCATCGCACGGGCGCCCATCTTTACCAGTTAGTTCTGGTTGGAAATCGCGGGTGTCTAGCAAATCAGCTAGTTTTTGTTCAATATTGAGTTCTTGTGCCATAGTTGTATATTTAGCATTAACGCATCATTGCGATGAAGGGCATGGGTTCAATCTGGTTGTCTGCATGATCTTTAAGGTGTGTGTTTAGGTCTGCGTGGTATGTTTGTAGCAACATCAGCATACGCACTGCCAACAAACTGCTCATCACAAGATCATCGGTTTCTCCTGGTTTGGCAGAGTAGCTTGAGCCCAGGGCCACAAATGTTTTGAGTTCAGAAATCAAGGGCTTTGAGTGCAGTTTCATGCGGTCTGATTCCACAAGTATTTTAAACTTGTTGCAGGCCACAATTTTACTTTTGTTTGTGGTTGTAAACCCTTTGCGTATTCTGCGGCCTGCTGTGCCTTGTACTGAATTGTCACTAAGGAAGTAGCCCGGAATGTTTTCTTCACCATACTCAGCAATAGAAATCAGCGCGGCTTCACCAAGTGTGTTGTTCTCCACAGAATAATACACTCTTCTTTCATCCTTGACCACTAGATTGATTTCTTTCACAATGTCTGCTAGAATTTTAACCTGCGTTGGCACATCAGTGCGATTGTGTCTCCACTCTGCTACCTGTGTAGTTGTGTCTGCTTCAAACACTTGTATGGCCGCAGGATCGCTGCCTGTGCCCAAACTGGGATCTAGTGCCACAATGTATATCTTGTCTGCGTGTATAGGCGAATACCAGCGAACCTGGCCTGTTTTCCTTACAGGTTCTACTCCTTCAATGTCCAACAGCTTGATAGGAGATATCAGCGTTTCGTCATTAATAACAAATTCACAATCCATTTCTCGACGGAACCGTTCTTCACCCAGTTGTGCTCGTTGTTGATCTCCCCAGGCGTCGTCACGATCAGGATGATCGCGCCAGTAACTGCGATATGCTCGGAAACCGTTGATACCTAGGCCGTTTGCTCGTTGATTGCCAAACTCATCTTCTGTTTTGTTGGCACCTTTCCACAGATACGCAAACTGATCTTCATCAGAGTTTGGAGTACTGGTAATAATAGCTTTACCACCAGTTGCCAGTGTTGGTGAAATAGAAGTCCAGAACTCTTTGGCAATTGTGGGGCGCACGAATGCAAACTCGTCTGAGTACAGGAGCGAGATAGACATACCACGGCCTGTAGTTTCTGTTGTTGTTTGGCTTACTATACGGCTTCCGTTGTCAAAGTCTATGGATCCTTTGTTGTAGCTGGTTACACCTGCTCTAATGTGATTGGGACACAGTTCGTATGCATAACGAATACGTTGCATTATCTCCTGCGCACCTGTGTACTTGTGCGCGGCAATTAGAATAGTTGAGTCTGGCACAAACATAGCATACCATAGCAAGTAACCAGCAGCCGAAGTGGACTTGCCTGTTTGTCGAGGCATCATGGAGATAGAATATCTATAGTTGTGATAAGTGTAAATCAGTTGTTTTTGGTAATCAAATGGATGATACAACATCTTGCCACGTGTGGGGTGCTGGATGTAGAAGAAATTGTCCATGAAGAACAACGGGCCATCCACAGAGTCCGCACACTGCATGAACTCCATCAACTGGTCTTCAGTGAATGTTTCTCTGCGGTGTGGCGCTTTTACTAGTACTGTTTCTGGACTGATAGCCATGCTATTAATTATCTAATAACATTGCAAGTTCAGGCCAACATCGCACAAACTCACCTGCTTTGTCAGGATGGTATTGTGTTTCAATTTCTGCAATGTGTTTTTTAAACTTGGCAGTAATACCTGCTCGCTCTCGTGCAACATTACGATAGTTGTTCAGTGCATTATCAAAGAACATGCGCTCTGCATCAGTTGCTAAGCCTGTGGCATAGAATCGTTCAATTTCTGCGGCAGCTAGTTCAGCAACAGCAGGCCCATGCAAGAACGGATCCAGGTAATCAGGTTGAAACAAATTTTGCCACAGCACAGTTACACCTTGTGCTACTGCCCACTTGCGAAACTCTGTAATGCGTGTGGCATTGTAGATGTTGTACACAGCATGTATACCACCCCAATGACCTTTTGAAAACAGGTCTTTGACCGTGGCAATGTTGTTTTCAACTTGTGCCCACTCGCCACCATAGCGTACATATTCAAACCGGTCGCCAATGTTGTCAAAGCTCATGCTCCAACCAACTTTTTTACGTTGTGCCAGTTTCGGGAAGATCTTGTTCCGTTCAAGATCCACATTCATGTTGGTGATTATGGTCACTGTGCAATCTTCTGGGATCACATCCAACAGTCGTTCGTTCTCAGGAAGCAGTAAGGGCTCTCCACCTACTAAGGCCACATCCTTGATGTGTTCATGATGTGCCTCAATAAAGTCACACACATTATCATAATAGGGACGACTGCCGGACTTGAATGGAATACCTTTGAGTGCGGACCATTTTGAACTGGCCCATTCACTACAGTAGTTACATGAAAGGTTACAGGTGGTATTCCATCTCACATCCACTATAACAGGATAGTGGTACTGTGATCCGGCAGTCGTATAATCTAAATCTTGGTTGAGGTCATTGTGCCATTTGCGCTCTGAATCAGCGCCAAAGCGTTCTGCTTGCACACAGTTAGAGCAGTACTTGTGTGCCTTGCCTTGTGCAATGCTGCCACGTATTTCTTGCAGTAGATCTCCGTTGAGTATTTCAATGATGTTGTTGGTGTTCAGGTTGCCCAGCATGTTGGGATCACCTGCACAACAAGTTTTAACATCTCCACGGGGATTTATGTGTAGGCCACGCCACGGTGCGGCACAATAGAAAGAGTCTGACATACCTTTATTTAAAGGCGTTTTACTGGCACCAAGAAGTTTTGGCCTCACCGTAGTACTCACGTGCAAATCCATTGGCAATCAGCATGGCTCTAAGACTCTGTCCGTTCAACAGCACATCACCTAGCACACGGCCCCCGTACTTGTCCCAGTCCATGAGCACAACCTGTCGCTTCTGGCTGTTAGCAATGGCCTGTTTGGTAAACGCTGAAGCTGCTTCGCCACGTTGTGCTTCACTAGGACACATGGCTCTGTGTCCCTTTTCAGGAGTATCAACTCCAAACACACGAACACTGAGTTCTGGTTTCAGTGGTGCCGGTAACCAGGTGGCTTGAATGCCCACAGTGTCTCCGTCAATCACACGAGTAATCACAGCGTCATAAACAACGCCAGGTTTTTGTTTGGGTTGCGCTATAACCAGGCATGGTACAAGTGCCAAAAGAATTAAAAGTTTTTTCATAATGATAAATTATACTAACGAGGATAACCTTTAAATGCCCTTACAGGACTTTGTATATCCACAAAAGCAGGTTCTGTACTGTCAGGCGTTGACACTAGTTGTTTGCCGCCTGGGGTGTCAGTCATTGACAGTGCTTGGTCAATGATTTGAGCAATTTTGGAATCCATGCCAGCAACCACACCATGTTCGCCAAATGCTGTCTGTGCTGACCATGCTGGCAATTTATCAGTAATGCCATCTGTGCCGGCATCGCTACGTGCTCGTGCAAGTGCCACACCAAATCTATAGTTGTTGTAAGGGTCTGATGCGCTGAGTCCAGGAATTACATAGGTGTACCGCATGGGATTTGCTTGCTCTGGCGGCAGGTCATGTTGCTCGCGTAGAAACTCACGTGCTCTCATCTTGGGTAACCTTTGAATGATTGCATCGGGCTGGTTGTGTTCACTGCTGGATGTTCTTGGCTTTTTAAATCACCTTTGTTTAGATCGTGAAAACTAGATCCAGAGGCTTTGTATGCCATCATCAACATGTTGTGTTCTTCTTGCGTGTAAGGTGCGGCAATGTCATATCGGCCGGCCCAACTTTCATTATCCATTTCAGGAACAAACGTTCCGTCAGTGGATGCGGCTGCCATCATAATTCTATTGAGTTCATACACACGATCTGCTAAATTTTTATCTCGAAATTTATGCAGACCCACAGTGGCAGATTGATTACGCTTGCTAATCTTTCCGGCACCATTTTCAGCAATGAAATCACGTGCTCGCATCAGCTGCCAGCGCCAATCACACCTGCTGTAGCGGAACTTGCTGTGCCTAGTTCTAATGCTGTCCAATTTGAGCCAGCAATAGTAACTTTGTTACCTGCACCCGAATATGTTTCAAATACTGTGTTGGCAGGAATGTTAATAGCCGCAGAGTACAAGTTACCTGCCGCGGCTGCTGTACCCAGAGCCACAGCATACACTTGACATGTGACTGCTGTGTTTCCTGTGGAGATTTGCAACTTGTCTGTGTACACAGTTGCATTTGAAAGTGTTGTATAAACGTTGGCCATTACTTTTTATCCTGTGGCGGAATTGCAACCACGGGCTGAAACAATTCACGTGTTTGATACATCACACCTGGGATTTCCACAGGTGTTTGACGTCCTGTTTGTGGTGCAGGTGCATGCGGGTTCATAACCGGCACGGTAGTCAACACAGATTCTTTTAGAATTTTGCTCATAATATTAATCCTGATATTTTTTCCATAAAGCACGAGTACTGGCCAAGATGCCTTCGTCAATGTCTTTTTTCTTCACAGCATTGGTTCCTGGAATTTTTTCTCCAACTTTGATGTCATCGTCAGCTAGACCTGCAGTAAACTTATTGCCTTCTTCGGTTTTTTCTTCGTCAACTTCTTTTTTCTTAACACCGGCCATTTCCATCATGCGGTGTAAGGCATCTTCTTCAGCTTCAGCATAGCTGTGTTGACGATCTGCATCCAGATTTGGTATGCCGCCACCTGTCAACGTTGACTGTCCTGTTGACTTAGAGCCATCAAGACCGCCACTGTACTGCATTGAGCTGCCAGTTTCTGTGTTGGTAGGATAGTCTGGCTCATTCAGTGACACTTCGTCAATTTCTTCTTCGCCACATGAGCAATTAGGAGTACCGCAACCGCATGCTGACTTGTAGCCTGAACCGCCGTAGCCTTCGCTGTCGCCGCCGCCTAGGCCCGCTGACTTCAACAATGTTGCTAGTTTTAGTGCATCTTCGTCACTGGCAGTGATAGTCAAGCTCTTGCCACCTTCTGTACTGTCACTCATGTTGATGCTCATTGACTCACTCAGCTGGTGCATTGATTCGTTGATGGCGTTTTCAACATCACGATTTAAACTATCGTAAATGCCTTTGCCGTAACCAAAACCGCTTGATGCAGTAGGTGTTCCTGTTCCGCCTGCTTCTTCAGTTTTTTCTTTCTTCTTGGGCTTTTTTTCAGCAGCCTCAACGTCTTTTGTAAATTTTTTGCCAGCTTTTTCAGCATGGTCGTCACGATCAACTGTGCTTTCTTTTTCTGCAGACTTAGAAACTTTGTAGCCAGCTTTCTTCAACAATGCCATGGCTGCTTTTAAATCGCCTGAATCATTGTCTGTTGGATCAGCATCGCCTTCTTTCATTTTGTTTCTGACACTTACTTTGCCTGGATCATTTTTTGGCTTGTTGCCAATCATGAATCCTTGCAAGGACTTGCCAGCGTCAGATACTGCACCAGCAGATCCTTTTTTCTTGGGACCATCTTTGTGTTTCCAGGCGTTGGCTGTTACTCGTTCTGTACCCTTGGCAGGACCTTTTGGACGACCACGACCACGTTTTTCACGTGTGTTACCTTCGTCATCAGTTTCTGACCCAACTGAGTTGCCTTGGTCATCTGTACGTCGTGTTACTTTACGTCCTGTTGCAGTGTGCTTGATATCATGCTTGGAACCATGTTCTACATCTCCCACACGTGGTTTGTCAGCACGTGGCTTCTTGAAGTTTGTGAACGGGTTGTTATCGTCATCTTCGCTAGCAACAACTTGTTTTTTGCCGCCTAGTGCTTGCTTCATTGCTTCGGCAGCTACATCACCTAGCATCTCGTCAACTTCTTTCTTGGCACCGGCAATTTTATCAGCAAACGTAATTTTGTCTGTTGGAGGTGCTAACTTAGCAAACGACTTTTGCTTGGCAGTCATTGTAGCACTGGATTCTTCATACTTTGTTGTACCTCTTAACTCAGATTGTGCTGCCTCGAGATTTCTGTATTCGTTTTTATAGTGTGATGGATCGCCGGCTAACTCATGAGCCATCTGGCTCAATTGTTGTGGAGTTGCCATTTTAATTCTTGCCTGCATTTCTGGACTGTATCCAGCGCCTGGTGTATGGGCTGCTTCGGTTGTTTTTTGTTGACCCAGGCGTTGTTGAGCACGTTTCAATCCTTCAGGACTTGTAGGGCTCTGTGTACGTTCTTTGTCTAGGTCTTGCAAGGTCATTCTGTTGCCTGGACGATTCACAGCAGGGATCTGACTCTTGTCCGGACCGCCTTGATATGCGCCTTCGTCTACTTCGTTGTCATACTTGTTGTACTTTTTACGTGCAGCATCCATTTTTTTCTCACTGGCACCTTGTTGTCCTAGTCTGGACAATTCTCGCATACCCGGTTCACCGTACTTTTCATAGCCCTTGGCAGCACGGCTCATGTTGCGCTCGTTGAGTTGTTTTGTTTCTGGTGCGTCATTAACAGCAGCCAGGCGTTTGTTTAAGTCATAGAAAAATGTCATTGTATTATCCTCTTGGTTGTGCGCCGGTAGCAGGCTTGGGTGGTCTCTTTACATTGGACATTGGGCTCTTAGTTCCCATTGGCAAATCATTAGAGGTTTTAGCAGGAGGAGTTTTGCCGCCGGCTACTGTGAAATTAGAACGATAGGCATTCTTCAAAACCACATGGTTGTATGGGTCTGCAGAATAATCTTTCTTGAGATTCTTTTGCAATTTATCATCTGCTGGATAATCAGGATCATCCAATAGGTCTTTGTTCTGGTCTGTAATTTTGACTGACTCAGAATCTAGACTTTCTTCATAAGGTGTAGTCATCATCACAATACGATTTTCATCTAGTCCCAGCAATCTAGCAATCTGTTTGATCTGTGGTTCAATGGCAGGGTACTTGAACTCTACATCAACTCGTGTTACAGACTGATTGGGGAAAGCAGGAAAGTCAGGAATCACAGCACGTACTGGGGTACTCTTAGGAGTTGACATTTTTGCAATGTCAAACTGGCTGAGTTTTTCTTCAAATTGTTTGAAGAAGTTCTTGGGTATGTCGCCCACTACTTTGATGCGGTACGCATAAGTGCGATCACTTTCTAAGAGATATTTTGCAAATGGTTTCATGTCAGTGTCCTATTGTATATTTATACTTTTCCGTTATTTTGGTCTTTGCCTTTAAGCAAACGTTCCAATAAATCGTTGCGATTCAACACTTGCCCTTGTGCAGTAGCTATCTGTTGTTCTTCAGGTGTTTGTTGATCCAGTCGCATTTTCTTCAACTGTAGATCAATAACCTTGAGTTTCTTATTCATTTTGGCTGTTTTAGCAGTGATAGCATGGCCTAGCATGGTACCTGCTACATTAAATATCTCGCTAGCAAACCGTGAGTCTACCTGCATGCCAAGATCCATGAGATCTTTGTAGCTGTCTTTGGCCAAGTCTGCCAGTTCGTCCATCTCAGTGTCGCTGGCACTTAAATCTCTAACAGCAGGCAGAGCTGTGTCGATCTTGTCAATGGCCATGTCTATTGCTGCCAGTTGTGTTTGTGCTTCTTCAATGGTGGGGGTGTTGTCTTTGGTTTCAATTTCAACCGAAGAGGGCAAGTCAAAAAGGTCTTCTAATTTCCGCGTCATGCGGATATTTATGGATCAATTGCGACCGTTGGAAAACATATCGTTTTCGGTGATTACTCTGAATGTTAGGCCTTGGCGACCGCACCACTTTTGGGCGGCTCCCCACTTGGCGTAGTTAACAGCTACTACAGCGCGATCACGGCTGCTCATTTTTGATTCGATTACACTTTGCTTCTTGGGTTTGATTTCAATTAGCTCTGCCCGAACAGTGTTGTCTTTTTGTCGATAGGTGATTAGAAAGTCAGGCACATAGTTGCTTTTCTTGCCTGTCACAGGATTCATGTAGGGTATGGCAATACTTTCACTAGCCCACTGTAGTACATTGTCGTTGGTGTCGCAAAAGCGCATGAAGCTGTGTTCCCATCCTGAACGATATCTAGGTGTGCCACGACCCACATACTTGGAAGGGTTTTGTACTATGTATTGACCTTGCGCCCAACGACTCATTGTATTACCAGGCGTGCGGCGTATTGATTGGGAGTTGAACTGGCGTTGATGCCAAGCAAGGTGGCTCTGCTACGAATCATGTTCAGGTAATAGGCTAGGCTGGCATTTAGATTCAATCCAGTTTGCCCTTGCATGGCTTGTAATAGTGTCAGTGCTGGTATGTTGGTATCTTCTGCTACTCTAAACAAGCTCACAGTGAAGTTACCTGCGGCTCGTTTAGGCATCACACTGGAAAAATATGAATTCACAATGTCATATTCTTCTGCAGGAACGTTGGTATCATAGTCGTAGAAACTGTCAAATACTCTGACTGTGAGATCTTTTTTGTAATTTGCGTAATTTACTGTGCTCATACACCACCACCTACTGGTTGATTGTTGTTGATTCTATTAACTGTGGCTTGATTGCGAGCCGCAGTGGCTGTTGGAAAGAAGAAACCATCAGCTTTGCTGGCCACACTTCTTACGGCTCCAGGCAAGCTGCCTTGAATAACTTCAGTGCCAAGTGCTGTGGCTTCAGCAACTGCAATGCTCTTAAGATTCTTACCCTTGAATGTGTTGTAAACTGTGCTGGCTTTTTGTGCGGCACCAATCAGGCCCAGCACAGAACCAGATTGCAGATCTTGTGCAATACCACCAGCGGCATCAATTAATCCGCCTTGGCCAAGAATGGTAGCTAGGCTGCCTGGACGAGCCAGTGGGCTTGGTGTTGTGTCATAATGAGCCGCATTAGCAAAGCCTGGTGCCTGTTTATTAGGAGCACCTTGTTTGTACTT